CTCCTCCATCAGGGATAGTCCCTGTCGGATGTCTAGGTCCACCATAGGAGGTGATTCTTATGGCCCGATCTAAGAAGTCGGACACACTTGACCGAAATGTGAGGAAAATGGTTTCTTCCGCGCTGCCATCAGGCCTTGCCGACATCTATATGCGCACTTTGCGCCATTGGATGCGAAACAAGGGACCAGAATGGACTGCGAAAAGGCTAAAGGCACTATGGAATTGTGCCCTATTGCTGAGGAGCGGCGACAGTGCGTCGGTACCCAAGGTATGCCTTGAGGAGCGAATTGCATGCTCCGGTGGGCTTCCAAAAGGTATTGAAGGAGTACTTGTGAAGAATTTCTCACATGTACAAAGACCTTCCCGAATTCGCGCTGCTAGTGTGCCCTTACGGGCTTACACTGCCATAACGCTCACAAAAGCGTCTCCGGCGCAAATAGCCAAAGCCAAGAAGTCTATTACCACCAAGGGTAGTGATACCCGGTGGCGTGCCTTTACGGCACGAGAACTTCGGAACCTAGATGCCACCATATCTGGTGGGCATGTTGAGTTCATGGCTCTGTCCCCGTTTGGTAAACGGGTGAAACCCAAGACCGGTCTTAGGCTTGATAACCTAAATAGACTGTCTGGTACCTCACGGTACCCATCACTTCAAACCCTGAGAAGTCAGGATCTAAAAGAATACCCGTACTTGTCCATGCTATCTAGCATGTTAACAAAGGGTAAGGTACCTTCGAACCTTGTAGACTACTTCGGTGACTTCCAATTAAGGAAGTATGCGGAGCAAGTGCAAGAATCTTGTGGCGATCTTACTTATGGTAAGATTAACGTCATACAAGAGGGCGGGGCAAAGGGGAGAGTAATCTGCTCTCCCAATGCGTGGCTGCAGTATTATTGTCAGCCATTCCACCGTTACCTTGCTGGATTGGTTAAAAGCCTTGAAAGCGGGCACGTTGGAACAGAAGGAAAAACATTTGGCACAAGTGCCATGTTTGACCAGATCCGCGGCGCCTACCTGGCGCTAAACCGTTTGACTGACGGCTCCTTTTGTGCAGGTGTCGACTTATCATCGGCAACTGATAGGTTTCCACTAGCCATCCAGATGGCGATGTGTGAGGAACTTGGTATCCCTCAGTTCGCTGAGGCACTTTTAGAAGTGCGGGGCCCCTATCTGGGCCCGGACGGTGAGTTGTGGTCCTATGGAGCGGGTCAGCCAATGGGTCTTTATGGCTCATTCCCACTATTCCACTTAACCCACTACTCTGTGCTTAACGGTCTCTCATACCTGCTTGGCTTGCAGGCTGATGGAACCAACTTTGCAGTACTAGGTGACGATGTCCTTATCTTCGAGGAATCGCTATTGGAGCGCTACCTGGCATTCTTAGAAAGAAACCAGGTTCCAGTTTCCTGGAATAAGTGCTACCAGGGTAACCTAGTAGAGTTTGCGGGCTTTGTGCTCACCAAGGCACAAGGCGCTTGGACAGCCTTTCGGCCGTACAAGTATGGTAAACACGGTGGAATGTCTAGCGTCCTAAATGTGCTTCATGCACTTGGACTTAAAACGCGAGAATGGTCCAATTATTGGGCCAAGGCCTTTGAGATCTACCAGAAAACCGTTGGTTTACGGCAACTGGATCTCTCCCCTTTAGTACCCGAAGATGTCCAAATCCGAAAGGATGAGGGCTTACCGAGCGGCCATTGGTTCGGCAGCCAGTTGAATCGGCTGTCATATGAACCGGTCGCGAGTGGTACTGCCTTGCAACCGTTACCGGAAGGTATTGCGGAAGCTTGGCATGCCGACCGCTACACTCTGTGTCAAACACAGATAAGCGATACCAATCCGTATTATTACGGAGAGGCACAACCAGATGATCGACTCTTGGAGCCGACCACCTTTACGCCCGAATCGTATGTTGTTTCCGATTATCGCCGGAAGGCGATGTGGAAGACATTCTTTT